ACCATTTTGTTTTCTTTGGTCAAACGCGATTTATGATTCTTGCAATGAATCACATGGCCAACAACTTCGGTGCCATCCTTCTCCTTCTTGCGCGAGAGGTAAACAATATAGTCGGCTGCATATTTCAGCCCTGCGCCTCCACCCATTTCCTTTTGTGGAAACATTGAACCAATAACATCGTAGGTATGATTGGTCACGATCATAGGAACCTTTGCCTGACCTAGGTTTAAAGTAAGCACCCGAAATGCGGCCTTGAGAATTGCGGCCCGAGTCATATCCTTTGTCTCTTTGCCTTCGGCGCTGTCTTCCATTTCTTTTGTGGTAGAAAGCATACCAAGACTATCAAGACACATCAGCAATGGGCGACGATCTTCTTCCTTATCTTCCATATACTTCTTTAGAACCACTAGAGCCTGGTGACGAAAATGCTGAACCGTAGCCACCGGAACAATTATCAATCTATCAATATCAATACCTCGTTCTATGAGCATCTTCTTTGTGATGGCCGACTCACTTTCAAAATAGATCACTCCGCCTGTCGGATTATCCTTTAAAAATTGGCTCACTACACCCATTGCGAAATAGGTTTTACCTGTAGAAGATTCTCCAGCCAATGCAGTAATCTTATTACCAGGAAGTCCCTTGTAAATAGATCCAGACAAAAGCGCATTTAAAATATATGAACCGGTATCAATATACCTATCCACATCAGCATAGGTATCAACAAATTCATTACTCTTTGAAAGCTCAAACGCCAATGACCGAATATCATTTCCCATAATTGCATCTCCTCTTAATATGTAGCCTTCACCCTATCACAAAGCCCATACCGTTTAGCATCCTTTGCAGTTAACCATTGATCTGATGCAGGTAAAAGAATCTCTTTAATTTGCTTCAAACTCATACCGGTACATTTTTTATAATGAGACAACATTGCCTGAGAACATATATCTCTAGCCCGCTCGCCTGCCATCAATTCATGGTCCTTACCGCCAAACCACCAATCAAATTGGTGTGATAGTATCATTGTATTTGGGGTCAATGTTCTTTCCCCCCGTTCACCAGACATGAAAATTAATAAACCTGCGCTGCAAATCTCACCAACACCTAAAGTGCGAACAGGAATTTTAGATCCCTTCATTACATCAATCAACGCAAACGCATCAGTTAATGACCCACCAGGAGAGTTAACGATTAGGGTTAAATATTCAAAAGGTTCGTCCATAAATGAAGCCTTTAATATCCACTCAATAGCAGGACGAACCAATTCAGTATCAATTGGACCCATTAATAAAAACACTCCATTCCTCTCTAATGAAATATCTTCAGTAACGGCACCTGGCTGAACTTGCTTAACAACATTATTTCCCATTATACATCCCTCATATTACACAAAAAAATCATTTAACGTAGACTCTTCCTTTGGCTTCCATCCCATATGATCTAACATTGAAGTTAGTGGATCTAAAAATGCCTTTTCAAATTGTAAATCATAATCAATATATTCATCTAAACAAAACTCATCTGGTAATTTATCAACAACAGAAATTACAAACTCGGTAACTGGATTGGGCTCATTCAGATACACAAACTTAATTTTATCGCCATTATGAATAATTGGATATTTTTTAGTTAAGGCGTGCGTATTTAAAAGTCTATTATATAACAACGAACCTCGCACATGAATTGGAGTTCCCTTAATACACATACCCCTACCATCATCATACTTATCTACCCCATTAACTCCACGAGGAAATGCAATGTCCTCTAAAGGTAAAGAATTAAACTCAGAACGGAACTTAGAGACAAACTCATACATATCTTCCTGTGTACCATTCATCATTAGCTTAATAGCCTCAGTCATGCGCGTGCGACATATAGCCGGTGTTGAAGACTTAACAGTTTCCAATCCCATCATTTTCAACTTAGGCTGAGAATATCGAACACCCTCACTATCATAAACGTTCAAAGCATATCTTTTTTTCGTAGTCCATATCCCCTTATCTGCAATAATTTCCCTGGTCATGTTCATTTTTTGTGAATACGCATTCATATACTCCGCAAGATCTTCATAACACGATCCAATATATGGAACAATTTTTCCCTGGGAAGCTTTATCCAGAAAGGAAACTACCGCATTTACATCAACATCCTTTTCACCAAATACCTTATTAACTAAGCCCTCCAACGAGACATAGATACTATCTGTATCAGAAGCAATAATATAATCAAAATCTTCTGTTCCCAATATATCATTTAGATATGAATTCACTCTTGACTCGATCCACCTAATAGAAAGTTGGCCGGATTTAGTTACTGCCGTGGCCAACCTAACATCATAAAATCTAAAATATTGATTACCCAATGCACCATAGGCACTATTTAATTGCACCTTCCGAGCCAACTGCATATTCTTATATTGTGCAATTTCTTTGGTATATTTGGTATAAAAATGTTGCTTACCTTCAGCCACAGTATTAATTCTACCGACACCCTCAAGCTTTTTTTCTGACTCCAACATCATTTTCTTATATTGCTTCCTTTCATCATACAATGTTTCCATCATTTCAGAAAGAAATCCTTGTTTAGTGGTATCAAAAAATTCTACATTAGGGGTAACAGTATACTCATACTTTTTAAGTAGTGATGTATCAAATGCTTTATCTATAACCTCATCATATACTGAAACATTTCGACCCTGGCCCAACACTAAAGAGTCATATAAATCTCGGGGAACATCCTTCCGATCAACCAAAGTTTCGGGGGAGATATTGTATTGCATAATCAAATGTGGATATAGTGAATCTAAATCAAAAGATACGACCCATTTATGAACGCCTGATATTGGTTCCTTTACATATGCACCAACGTACTGATCATCTTTAGATCCGGGCTTGGGTGGAGGAAGAACTACATTTTTCTGTTTAAGGTGATGGTATATCATCGTGTCCCACATTCGGACCTGAGAAAACACATCATTATAATTAACCTTAGCTGAATATGCTAATTCTAGAATCATGTCAATGAGCTTCATTTTATCATCTATTTCATCAACCAACCTAACATCCCGAATATTATATTCAATAAACTTCTGATAATCATTCCTGTATAGTTGATCGAGGTTAGAATACTCATCATACTCTAACTTTCGATATCCAGTTTCAATATGAGCAATATGATCTAACCTGTAACTTTCTCTATTGGTGTAAGTAAACTTCTTATACATTTCCATATAATCTAAAATCGAAATGCCCAATAAATTTATTGCCTGATTCTCCCTACCATGAATAATAGCATTCCTAACAGAAAATCGTTTCCAAGGAGATAGTCGTTTTGCCTCCTTCTCACCCACAACATTCGTAATTCTATTAACCAAATATGGAACATCAAAAAATTGAACGTTCCAGCCAGTTATAATGTCTGGATCAACATTTTCCCAAAATTCAATGAACTTGAATATAAGATCCTCCTCATCTCGACAGTCAATGTAAATTACATCATCAGGCGCAGTAAATTCACCACCCCAACCAAATACAAACATTCCAGAATGTTCCCTATTAGGGCTTTTTATATTCATCGCAATAGATAACAACTTCTCAGTAGCAGTTTCTGGATATGGAAATCCATTTTGAGAGTCAACCTCAATATCCATATTAACCATGACAATATAATCTTTATCATACTGCACTTCAGAATATTTGTCGCCAATATAACAATACTGATAATTTCTATTTCCATATATATGAAAATTATCTACATTAGAATATTTGGTAACAAAATCTCTAGCATCTTTAATTGTTCCGAGGGAAATGGGGCCTACCGGCTCTCCAAATAAAGATTTATACTCACTATTCCCATTCTTAGGTATGAATAGCGTGGGGTTATAATCATCTTTAACTTTAAATCGAGTTCGATTATCAACACCACGAACCAACATCTTACTTCCAACACATTGAACATTAGTATAAAAATTCATCAATAATTTATTCCTGAATCGCCGGCAGTTTTAAAAGAGTTCTGGGCCCCAAAATTCCATCAACACACAACCCATTATTTTCTTGAAACCACATCAACATCATTTGAGTCTGTTGCCCAAAAATCCCATCGACGGTTATATAGGACTCCTTTTTTCTAAGAATATGGCTCATGATAATAGGTGGGGAGTTTCTATCTTGATATATTCGCATCAAGTATACATTAAGTTTAGATTGAAGGGAAACTACATCCATGCCAGTATCAAATAGCTTAACACTATCACTCCTTTGACCATGCACAGATATTTTTCCCAAGTTATTTAAACCTAATACAGATTTATAATCAAAAACAGGACATGATTTGTCAGAGACTTCACAATGTCCATGAAAACTTACATCATATTCAAGGTCAATTATTCCACACAAACGAACAAGCGCATTATATTGATTGACCGTAAAATCATTGACCCTAAGACCGTGAACACATATAGCAATACTATTGGCATTATGCCCCTTCTGTGCCGCAGGATCTAATTCAATATCTCTACCAATTTGAACTTCTCCTGAAAATGGTATGACATAATGATATCCAATATCAGTCCAACCACGTTTAAGATGCCATTCCCTAATCACATTAACATTACCATGCTCAGGAACAGATGAGGCGGAGCAATGAATAAACACACGGGACACACTTCTACTCTTAGGAGCAATAAATTCTATCATAATACACCTTGAATACAAAGTTATACTATTATATAGCAAAGGGGAGGAGAATAAATCCCCTCCCCTTTTAAGGTTATTACAATAAATTAAAATTATTCATTCAACAGAACCTTATCTCCACCCTCAGGCTTACCATTGATGGTAATTTTCTTTGGCTTCTTTTCCTCGGGAATCTCATTCACCAAGGATATAATAAGAAGCCCATTTACAAAAGAGGCATCTGTTACCTTAATTGTTGGACTGAGTGTCCATGAACGTTTGAAATTGCGGGCTGCAATTCCTTGATGGACATACACAGCAGAATCGGCACTATGATCCTTCAAGGATTCAACAGTAAGAGTGTCTTCCTTTACAGTCACATCAATTTCTTCTGCTGAAAATCCAGCCAAAGCAATTTCAATAGCAAAACTATCAGAGTTATCATTCCTCACAATATTGTATGGAGGATATGAAGTTGCCTGGGCGGTGCCTACTCCAGATGAGATGAGGCGATCAAAAAGCTGATCAAATCCCAGAAGGAATGGATCGTTTCTCAATTGAGTAACAATCGTGGGGAGGTGTTCTGTAGTAAATCTTGTGGTTACCATTTTATTTCTCCTTTTCAAAAAAGCGAGTTTTTTGATATAATGATGCCTGATTATTCAGCACATCAGTTTTCTCCTATAATCTTATAGGTGAAATCATATTTATAATTTAGCAAGAATATCTAGACCATATTCTAATAAACGATTCGGGCGCTCCACAGAAGCAGAAATTTGCGTAGGGCCTCTTCTAACAATATTGGGATTAGGCCTCTTTTCTTTATTCCTAATGTTGGCAAAGCCCCTTCTGGTTTTAGATCGAAGAGTTTTAAGCCTCCGATTTCTATTGCTAGTATCCGATAACTTAGTGCGCGCTATTCGGAGCCTTCTTTTGTCTGCCGCAAGGCGCAAGGCCCTCTGTTGATCCAACCTCCTCTGATTGTCTGCCGCCCTGGCGGCCGCGGCGGAGGCAGAATCGGAAGGTATATTAGATTGATTATTGTTAGGCGGATTAGGCATTGTTAATTGTTCCCAAATAGTCTCTTCTATTTATACTCCAGTTGAGCCGAATCCTCCAATTCTTTCTGTTTTTATACCGGGCATTGTAGAAGTTTCTTTAACCGACCAAAAAAGAGATCGAATCATCTCAGCTTGTGCAATCCTCTCTCCATGCTTAATTTGAACTGCATTTTTTGAAAAGTTGATAATAGAAACAAAAGCTTCTTCCACATAATCTGAATCAATTACCCCCTCACAATTTGAAAGAGATATTCCCCGTTTAAATGCTAAACCAGACCTCGGATGCAATCTGACCGAATAGCTATTAGGAATATCGAAAACAATTCCAGTAGGAACTAACACCCTCGCACCAGGAGTTACATTAAGTATACCATCCTTCACGCGAGAATCTGCGTTATCCACAGACGTTATCATTTCCCCATCTTGTAAGTATGCTCGTAAATCAACGCAGGCAGACCCCGATGTTGAAAAATCTAAATCTATAACATTTGGATATAATTTATAATAATGTAAATCTATCATCAACCATCATCTCTCCTACCACCAATATTATATTTTGCCACTAATTCCCATGCATCCTTATCTTTAAACGCAAGTATTTTAATCTGATTAATCGGCACTACAGGAGATTTAGTGGATTCAACATTCGCTATAGACAATAAACCCCACTCGGCCAATAAATTAACTATAGTGTTTCTCCGGGCAATATCATTATCACTTATATCTGTAGACTTACCATCTAATGCAAATAGTTCCTTAAAGTGTACAATATAATATTTTCCGCGCTTATGTAGAATATGACATGACTGGAATAACGTTTTATCTTTTCTACTGGACACGCCTATGCGTGTAAGTGTTTCTTTAATTCTCAGAAAATCATCATCTTCTGTAAAATTCACTTCGATTAAATCTGATATATCAATTGGAGTTCTTCGTTTTTTTTCTCCCATTCATAACACCACCCTTATCCATTCTATTCTGAATATCCATTACCTGTGATTCACTCAAAATAGCTAAAGCATCTCTTGCCTTTTGATTATTATATCCATAATACTCTTTAACCAAAGAAAGGTGTTTTTCATCTTCAGGCTTAGCCCATCGAGAAAATCTCTTTTTAGGTCTAATTGTATTTATAAGGAAATCAAATTGCAATTTACTATCGATGTGGGGGTTTAAATTCATCTCCTGACAAGCAGCAAGACAATCTATAAAATATGACAATGTTCTATTAACCACAAAGGGGGGGTATTCTGATTCAGAAAAAACATCCTGATTCATCAAATTCTCCTTTGATATATTAATCGCCCTCAGATAATCACTTAAATTTGCCATATTCTATTTTCTTATAATTGTCTCACAGGTCACAACATCTCCCAAAAAATAATTTCTTGTAAAATGAACTGCCCTGTTCACATCAAAATCCTTGCAAGTAAAGATATTTAAATAGACTGCCTTCAGGTCCGTGAGTGTATGAATAGTGAAATTGGATGTACTAATAAACTGTACTGCCGAGATTCCATTCAGATGTGGAATGTCCTTCCACTCTGGTGGGCACTCGTCCATCGTCCACCAATAGCGTTTGCATAATTCCATGTTTGTCAATTCTGCCAACTCAACAAAGAATCTATCAAGTGCCATCTTGTTAAATTTATCCACATCACAATTATGCAAATCGAGGATTAGTTCTTTTCCATAAGGCTTATCATTCATCATTCTTCCTCATTGCTAAATTCACAGCATTTAAATTATTAACGATGGTTTGAATCTCCGATTTTTTAATCCTGATATAAACAAACTCATCTTCAATCTTCCGAATTCGTTTTTTTGTCGATCTTATATCCAATATAATATGCAATAAATAGATAACAAAAAATATACAAAGCATCCATATAAGTGTCCATAATAAAATTGTACTCCAATCCATTATCTTTCCTTGTTAGATTGAACTGCAATAAGAACAATCATTGTAACCATCCACAACCAAAGCAAAGTATATTCCATTATCGTTTCCTCTCCGGAACCTCAAGCATAATTTTAATACCATTCTTCTCGGCAAAGTTATACTCGACCATCGTTCCCTTTCCCTTTTCCCATCCCGGGCAAAAGAAAATTGCATCACACTTATCAATGATGGCCAAATCGGATGCAAGGGTATCCTCATATGAAATAATGCCATCCTCGTATGCCCATTCGTCATTTTCGATTGGGCAGATGACTGCATATCCCCGCTTCATAAATTTGATAGAGTAGTATCGAAGAATATTTCGATTCTTCCACTTCTCTTCATTATTTAGATTACCACCATCACTATATCGACCTGCAATATATATCACAGGTTTTAGTTTATTACTTTGTTTCATTTCCGTACACATCTCCATTTTCTTCTATCTTAATGTCCTCATAATCGGCAATTTTTCTTCGATACAATTCCATCTTCACCGATTCAAGAACACCTATCACAGCATTATATTGAGTATATCTTTCCTCACTCTGAGACAACCAATATAAACAAATTCTAGTAATAATATAATTAAGTATACCCGGAACTTCAGGCGCTGAGCCTTCACTCACAACATTAAACAGTCGAAGTTTATCGATCAAAAGATCAACACCTTCATCCAATCTTTCTCTAATTCCTTTATGTATATAAGGCATATATTTTTTCCCTTTTACTTAAACTCCGTTTCAACCATTAATTCAGTAAGACACGCCACAAGATTAATTTCAACATCAGAAACAAACGCAGCTTTATAGCTATAGTCTGCCAATATCAATACTGCCTGTGGAATTGACTCTGGTTTAAAATGATCGTTTGCAGCATCATATATTTTACGAAATACCTTATTCGGATCATTGTCAATATTATGTGCAACCCATGAACGAACCCTTTTAAAATTTTTCTCCTTTAGAGCAGAAATTAATTCATCCATATTAACATCGGACAATTGACTCAAGATCCCAACATCAATAGTTCCTCCGATGCCATATCTCTGCAACTCATTCAAACATCTCCTAAAATCTGGAAAATGTTTCATAATCAATTCTGCGATCACCTTCTTATCATAATGAATATTCTCCTCTGTCAATATTTCAGATATTCGCCCCATAAGTTGGGCGGCCAACTTAGGTTTATCAGAAGAATTAATCTTAAATTCAACAACAGAGCATCGAGAATGAATAGGACTAATAATTCTATTAGCCCAATTGGCAGTAAAGATAAATCCACAATTGTCGCTAAACTGTTCGATAAATCCACGAAGAGCGGGTTGTGTAGATTGGGGGTTTAAATAATCTGCCTCATCAATAATAACAATTTTTCGCGAACCGGTGAAACTAACAGTAGACGCGAAATCTTTGATTTTAGTTCGCAGTACATCAATACCAGATTCTTCAGAACCATTAATGATAATATAATCACACCCCGTCATTTCACAAAGGGCGCGAGCAACTGTAGTCTTACCTACACCAGGACCCCCCGTCAACATTAATGTGGGTATGGTTTTAGAATCAACAAATTCCTGAAACACCTTCTTAATATGATCAGGAAGGATACAATCATCAATAGTCTTAGGTCGATACTTCTCGACCCAGATATATTCGTGTTCATTATAGTCCATCTTTTTTCCTTACTATGATGTAGACGTAAAAGTTGAATCCGTCTTCTCCAAAGCCGCCCAGTAATCTAAATTACCATCAGCGGACGTAAATTGAGAGATTTTCTTATCAAAGGAAATAGAGACACTATAACTCTTAGGAATAAATTTGAGATTATCAACCTTAAACGTCATTGTGAAATCTCCTCCAGGATGAAAGGTGTCGCCCACAGGAAGAGCAACATCAAATCTATTACTAGTAGGATTCTTCACATCCGTCGCACTAATAAACAACTCTTCACGCGAACCATTCACAGTCACATTCGGTAAGCTAAGAATATTAGCAGCCTTCATAATTGAATTGAAATTAGCCTCAGATAGATCAAATACAATATCAGGCTCACCAATATCAATTGATGCTTTAGGTGGTGTGATTACCGTTTTAGGATTCGCATACACATATGTAATAGAAGACTTATTAGATTCAATCTGTACGGTATTGCTTCCGAAATGAAACTCGGGGGAATCGAACAAGCTAACGGCACCTAGAAACTGACTTAAATTATAAATACAAATTTCCTGATCAAAACTTTCAGGAATTTTCGTTCTGGCAAGAACCGTGTTTGACATTGAAATTGTATTCAACTCAGAACCCGGTTTAATCAAAATGCCATTATTGAGTGTGGCAAAATTACTAAGAACCAACAATGTTTCGTTACTTATTTTCACAGTATAACCTCATATTATTATATTCAACGTATGTAAAGTATAGTATAGGTGTGTTTAAAAGTCAACTACCATCTTCACTAAAATGCATTAGGAGAATGATATAATGTGCAGCCTTCAATAAATCTTTCCTATTAAAACCTTCCTTCTTACCTAGGCGAGCCAGATACTTCATTGCACTTGCCTGACAGAACGGCACGGCAATATCAATCGAATGAAGAAGGTCTTGAATCTGAAACTCGTTCTTGCCAACATAATGCTGACCATATGTAGATTCAATATACTCCTCTATCTCTTTCAAACTTGCCTTTTCACCATATCTCATTTATTAGATGCTTTCTCAGCCTTAGCTTTTTTGCGAGCAGCCCTCCGTTTCTTCATCTCTTCTCGGCGACGGGCAGCCCGATTTGAAACTTC